ACAGGACACACCCATGTGCTCTGTGCAAGCCCTATAAACGGCTATCAACAGAATACCTTTTGGGGCGTTCAAACGGGCTGTTTAGCCGATCCTATGAGCCCTACCTTTGAATATTGTGAAGATAGCCCTAAAGACTGGCGGTCAGGGTTTGTCATGCTATCCTTTGACGAAGGCCGAATGCTACAACCTGAGCTGATTATGGTCTGTGGCGAAGATAAAGTAGAGTTTCGTGGGGAGATTTTAGAAATATGACAACCATTATCGGTGATGCTAAACGCAAGATCCTTGTCTCAGATAGCCAGACTTCGGATGATGATTCAGATACCAAAGCCTTTAACCTGCCTAAGGTATTTAAAGTTCCTCAGGGCTGGCTGGCAGGAGCTGGTGATCTCATGAGTGTTCAGAAGGTCGTAGAGTGGTTTAGAGACGGTAAAAAGGGTAAACCACCCGTCATTAAGATTGAAAACGATGCCGACTTTATGCTGTTATCTAACGATGGGCTGTTTGTGGCTGGAAAAGACCTAGAGTTTTGGGAGCATACGGATGTCGATGCTATCGGCAGTGGCACGGCAGCAGCCCTAGCAGTCATGGCATTGGGTCATAAAGCAGAAGAAGCTTGCTGGGCAGCGTGTCAAAGCGATCTGTATTCAGGAGAGCCCGTTAAGGTTTATACGGCAGGATCAGATCAACCCATCATTTGGAAAAAGCCTGTTGTATAAACCCGTTCATCCCAACTGGTTCTACAGCTACGTTGATATCCCTAATTTAGAAGTGATTAGGCAAGAGCTGATTGATTTGGTTAATGCTGGCGAATCAGGGGTCAGGACAAATCCTACGGCCTATAACATCTCAAAAGAAGATGTCATAGAAAACTGCCAAGAAGTTGTGAAATATCTCAAAGAAATGCAGTTATTAGACAAGTTCGATAGATTGTTAATAACCAAGAAAACTACGGCAGAAGCTGATGGCATGGTTCATGTTGATACTTATGATCCTAAATACCTAACCCAGTCTTTGAATATTGGCCTGATTGATTATGAGGGTTCTTACACTTCATGGCATAGCACCGATATCAAAGTGTTACATGACACAGCCCAGTTCGGGATGGTTCCAGACCGCAACTTTGCTTTTATTGAAGTAGAAAAGACAAAAGAAATATGCCGTCTTTACTACGATAAACGGGCTGCGCTGGTCAATACCACCATCTTGCACAAGGGCAACGCCCAACAGCCAAATAGAATCATCTGTGGATTTAGATTTGTCCCCGATCTATCTGACGAAGACATAAAAAGAATGGGGATAGTAAAGCTAGTATGAGTATTTAAAGAAGTCTAGGTCATGCTCAAAAATCTTAGATACCTTTTTTATCTCTTTATCGGTGTAGTAGTCCTGGTAACGCCCTTGATCAATATGGTTTTCTTTACCCAAAGGCGTATGAATTCCTAATAAATCTTGAATAATCTTGAAATCTTCGTCTAGGGTTTCTAACCGAAGCAGGAAATTAACCCCGTTGGCTATCCATTCGTATTGGTTCGTGGCCGAGTCAAACCAGTGCATAGTCTTATAAGTCTCAAGCCGATCTACAAAAGTAGCAAAGTCAGGAAAATCTTTATCTAGCCCATTTTTAGCCCGATAGTGCTTGCACCAGTCTGATTGCCCATCTCTGGCATATAAGTAGCCACTAACAACTCTGGCATACGGATTTCTAACTATGGCAAAGGTTAGCATAATAGGAAGATAACAGGCCATCTGGGTCAAGCTTTGGTGGTATTCCAAAAACATAACTTGCCCTAAATGATCCCGATGATTATGAAACCACTTTAATACAGAATTGCCTGCATTTTTAGGAATATGGACGAAGGTCAACCCATGAGCTGGTAAGTGAACGGCAGTCATTTAGCCATCAAATAAAGACCTACGTTAGCAGCAGCATAACTAACATAAGTAATACACAAAGCAATATTGCCTTTAAACCCTTGTTCACAGCCAATATAAAGATAAATAAGACCTGTAACGATAATTAGCCAAGAGCTCATTTCTCTTGTGCCTTTCCTAAACCATAGTTTTCGGTAATGCCGCCACAAGTAGGGTCACCCTTCCACCAATCTCCTGATGGCTGTGGTTCTTTTGGATTAACTTGTTCTTCAAGTTTTGCAATCCTTTTGGAAAAGTCTGCCAATATCGCTTGTAAATTTGGGTTCATTTCTCTTGTGCCTTTCTTAGTATTGCTCTAGCAAACCCAACATCAAGCGTTGTCCAATCTCTTTTCCAAAAATCTTCGGTAATCTGCCATATTTCCTCATCTGTTAGTGTCTTTGCTGTCTGTGTAATAACAGGGTCATAAGCAATAGCACCGCATCTAGCGCATACCTTTCCTTCATCTTCTGTCTTTGCTGGATGGGTGTAAAGTGGAATCCATGTGCCTTCAAGATGCTCAATCACTTGTAAGTTAATTAACTTTGGCTTGCGGTCTTCCAACCCTAGCAACATCCACGCTACTGGTTCATTTGCGTTCATTAGAAGCTCCAAGTCTTATTAACTGTGACTGTGGCCTCACCAGGTTCAACATCGACAGTAATGCTTAAATTACTATCTTTTTCTTTGTCTTTGTTAAATATCTCATCCCATTTAGCATCAAACTCTTCCATAGGAATGCCTAATGGGCGTTGTGCATCACCTTTTCCACCATCTCTCATCAACATCTCCCATCAATATCTAATTCTTTCTTCTTCTTTTTAGGCCGTCCAGTAATAACTGGCGTATTTTCATCGGGTCTAGTGGCATATCGACCAACTGCTTCGGTAAGCATAGCGACAAGTCCCCATTGAACGAGGACTTCAAGTCCTTCTTTATCGAAACTAACTTTAGCATCAGCCGAGCCATCTTTATTTTCCTTTTCGATTTTTACTTTGATGTCCATGTCTTTTCCCTAAAGAATAAAACAGGCTTTTCCAATGCTTCTAAAGCCCATTCTAAATATTGTTTAATGTCTTGCTTGTTCTCACCGCCCAATGTGGCAGTGGTATGACCCATCGGCTTGCCCATAGTGTCATAAAACACTTCCCTAATTTCTACATAATTCTGGTCTGGGTATTCTGGATCTTTCATGTCCACAAGCCGTAGGTTCCAAGTCATTTTTTCTGCCTCTCCATGTCTTTAGCCCAAGAATTTAATGCTTTATCAAATAAATCCTTGAGATCGTTGTAATCTTCTTGGAGCTTATCATATTCTTGTTTCCAGTCCTTTTCAGCTTCTTTTCGGTCTTCAGTAGTAAAAGTAGTCATTTTGTGCCTTTCCCTTGAAATTTACGTTCACTAATTTTTTTTAAACAACCACCACATTTAAAGCGTTTTAATTTTTTGTTTGCAGTTTGAACTATTTTTCCACTTTGTTCTGGCTGAAACAACATACAAGATGAACAATACTTAAGCTTCACTCTTTCTTCTCCGTTTGATGGGGGGCAACCCAGCAGGCTTAACATCTCTAGATTCCACCATAGAATCTGCTAAATACCAAACATTGGCAGGATCTATTTCTTCAGAGGGCAGGCGGGACAGCAGGCCATTTAATATAAACATGGCAAAACAGTCCCTGAGATCTTGTTCATTCATTAGTGTACCTGCTTCATAACGTGTTTTAAACGGCTCTTAGCGTTTCTATATGACCTTGTAAACGCATAAACAGCCTTCTCTTCCTCTAAGCCTGTCTCTACCGCTATGGTAGAGAGCACCATTGAAACCGCAGCCATAATCACTTTGACATCGGTATCAGACTTTTCAGACAATAATTTCAATATTTCTAGGGCAATTAGCCTAGATGGGTCATTATTTTCCACAGCTTATCTCCAGGTTGGCTATTTTGTCGGACAGCACTGCTCCTAAATCACGGCCTTTGACGGCAATCATCTGGGCTTCTTCGCAGTCATAAATAACTTTTGCAGCCGCTTTGATTCCAGCATTAAATCCTGAAGTGTAGACATCGGTTCCATCTACCAGCATACCAATGGCATTACGAATCAACTCAGAAGCCTTGCGATCTTTAGCAAAATCCTTGAGTTTGAGATGATGCTCTTCAGGAAGATAGACAGAATACGGTATTAGTTTTTTTGAATCCATGATGTGTATTCTTTATGTAGTTTATCCAATAGTATCTGAGCCTTTTGATTGGTCTTTAAATCCGATCTAGATGGGATATCAAGATAGCTTCTCAGCCATTCTGTAGCCTCTTCCATGTCTTCGTCAAAGATCCTATCATCAGAGTGCAGAAACTTCCAAAATTTAGGATCACGGCACAGTAGGCCAGCAATACGGATAGCCCTATCGCCTGCATACTGTGATTGATCCGTAGGTTGCTCGTTCTCTCCAATCCTGACCATGACAACCTGATATCTAGCCCCTACAAACGCCCTAAGTAAGTCCTCAGGGGCATCGTCTGGGTGAATAGACAGGGTTAGTACATAGCCAGTCTTGTCTTGTTTAAGAGCGACCTTAACGCCTTCAAACTGCAAGGTCTTCAATCCGCTTCTCCAAGTATTTGATGACAAACTTCCAACGCTCAATTTCTTCGTAACGATTCATACAGATACGGGCTAATTCCTCGTTTTCCATGCGTAATACACCGAGCTCAACTTCTTGTTTCTGAGCCACTTCTTCCCAGTGAACAGGGGCTCTTTCAGAAATCAATCGTTGAATATTGGCCTCGTGAGCCTCTTTCTTTTCTAGTTCGCTGATAGCTTCTTCTTTGGCTCGATCCATGACATTCTGAGCTGCTTGTTGCATCAGTTCAGGGCTAAACTTTTTACTAGGTCTGCCACGCTTTAATAGTTTCATGATTACTCCCAAGGATTTCCAGTAGTGGCTGGTGCTTCGTATGGCTCAGATGCTTTGAGTGATAGATAATTCATGCCATTCTTGGAAGTATTCTCCCAGCCAGCAATAGAAATCTTAACCAATGCTCCTTTGGATTTATCCATCTGGTCAATTAAGAAGGTCTTGTCTAAGAATAAATCTCCCCGTTTATCAGGGTGATTTTCTGACTTCTTTTGGTTTGGGAATAGCGCCCCAGTATTGGGCTTTTGTTCGTAGCTCATTTTTCTTCCTTAGTAAATTTAGCTTTGGTTTCAGTAAATTTGATCATCATTTCCTTAAAGAAAAGAGGATCAGCTGCTTTGACAGTATCAAATAGAACCTTGTTCTTCTTAAATATTGTCATAACATCGGCATCACTAGCACATAGGTCTAGCAACATATGGGATGATTCTCTGACCAGTTTTAGCCAGTTTGTATTGTCTCCAGCTGGTGGGGGGTCAATGACGATCTGAAACTCGCCACGATGACCAGCAATCTTCTCAGCTGGCTTAGCGACTGGCTTTGGGGATGGAGTGGCCTTTACAGGCTCTTCGTCCTCTTGGGGCAAATCTTCACCAGCATACAAATACAATGCAATCCCGAAGCAGGCAATACACTTTGTTAAGCAGCGCATCTGAGCATCTGAAATCCTACGGGCATCTGGATTCTTAATGGCGTTGTTACGGTTATCCATAACAGGCAATTGCATCTCCATAGTCTTGCCAAAGGCGGTGACTTTACAGCAGACCATTACGGTGTCTGCATAACCCATCGGAGTTCCAAATGTCCAGGTTGCTGTTGGGTCATTCTCCAATAGCTTGTCAACAGCCCAAGCCCACGATAAATAGGTAAGGTTACCTTTCTTTTCTGTATGTTCATTGACATTAATTTTTCTTAATTCTGCGTATGTTTTCATTATGTATTTCCTAAAATCAAATCTGCCATTTCTTTTGATAATGACAATAAATGTTCTGAATAAGAACCTATTGCAATATCAATCCCCATACTATTCCAATCATCATAAATGCTTGAATTTGATGATAAAGAAATCATAAAGTCATAAATCATTTCTTGGCGGGTTTTCATGCTGTTTCTTTCTTCCAATTAAGTTCTTTCCATAAAGAATCATTCTTCTGGCGTAAATCAGCAATCTCTGCTTCCAGCTTAGAAATAGTAATTGTGAAGTTGTATTGTGCTACCAATAACCCCTCAATTTGGTCTTCCTGAACTTTTAATGCTTGAGTTGCTGGTGCTACTATACGCTCTAATTCTCTTGCGATTTCTGATGCGATCATTGCTGCTCCTTATAGTCTTGATACTGCTTACACCACTTATTAACGAGACAGTAACTCTCACAACGAGTACGTTCTCCCTTGCGCTCCTCAATATCATAGTTTTCCCCTAGGTCAGCCAGTGCTGATAAGGCCTTCTCAGGGGTGTCATATAACGAGTGAGCTCTTTTACCGCCAACCTTCTTAATAGCCCAAATAGCAGGCTTTTCCCACATTTCTTCTGGAGTACAATTGGGTAGGGATCCAGCAGTTTCCAGGGCGAAGTCACATTCAGAATGTGCTGAGATACGGGCTTTTATGAAATCCTCTCTCTCTTGCATCGACCATAAAGTGATGGGTAACTCTACGATTGGAGCCTGTGGGTAACCTTCCTTCTCAGACTCCTTCTCTGACCAATTGCGTAGAAATGCAACAATACCTAAATCAGTTACGGGAACCTTTTTGACGTGCTCGACCAGCCATGCGTAAATATTTAACTGGTATTCCCAATCA